CTACTGCTGTTCAGGTGACTAATGGTGGTTCAGGATATAGTTTTGCTACTTTAGATCTTGATAGTGTTGTTACAGGATCTGGTGCTAGTTTCTCAGTTATAATACCACCACCAGGCGGACATGGTGCTGACATATATCGTGAATTAGGATCAAACAAGGTTCTTGTTTACAGTAGAATTGAAAATAACGATGTAACAAACCCCGATTTTCCAACAGGAAATCAGTTTGCACGTATAGGGATTATTAAGAACCCTGAGATAGAGGGAAGTAGTAATTTATTGACTGCTCCTAGTGCCACTGGAGTTTACGGATTACGACTTGCTGGTGCAGCATCAACCACAATGACAGTTGAGGTTGATGGCATTCTTAGTCAGACCGTGGGAACTGCTGCAACTGCTCTTGGTAGAATAGTAAATTATGATCCTGCTACACAGGTAATACAGTATTGGCAAGATAGAACAGTCGCTGCTGGTAACGCAGTTTCTCTCAATCAATTCGCTCTAAATAGATTCACGGCTTCCCCTGCTACAGGTGGGAGTTTGAATGTTGTTGTAAAAACAATGACAGGCACCGAAACTCTTGCAATTGATAACACCTTCACTGGTGTTTCAACAACATTGAACAATAGAACATATTATTTCGGTCAAACTTTCACATCTGGTGTTGCCTCCCCAGAGATTAAAAAACACTCAGGCGATATAATCTACCTTGACAACCGCCCAGAAGTAACTAGGGCGACAAATCAAAGGGAAGATATAAAAATTATCTTAGAATTCTGATAAGATGCCACAGAACACCAACCTAAACGTCAGTCCATATTTTGACGATTTTGATTCTGCGAAGAATTATAATAAAATCCTGTTCAAACCAGGAACTCCTGTACAGGCAAGAGAACTAACGACTCTGCAATCTATGATGCAGGATCAAATAGAGAAGTTTGGTAAACACGTATTCAAAGAAGGATCTGTTGTTATACCTGGTAAATTCAATACTGATAAAGAGTATACTTACGTAAAAATAGAATCTACATTTTTCGGTGTTCCTGTAGAGGGTTATTATCAAAATCTAATTGGTAAAAGAATTAAGGGTAAACAAAGTGGTGTAACAGCAAAAGTAAAAGAGGTATTGTCTCAATCTGATTCAGTAGAGCAATGCACTACTTTGTACATAAAGTATGAAGGTAGTTCTGATGATCTTACCACAGAAGTATTCTTAGATGGTGAAAACTTAATTACATTATCGACTTTTACCTATGGAACAACAACCATTACTGAAGGATCAGATTTTGCAACAGCACTTACTTCAAACGCTACGGGTGCTGGTTCTGCTTTCACTATGGTAAGGGGTGTGTTCTTTGCTCGTGGTGCATTTATTGAAGTCCCTACATCATCTCTAATATTAGATCAATATACAAACAATCCATCATATCGTGTAGGATTTAAGGTTGTAGAGGAAGTTATAACTGCTGTAGAGGATAATTCTTTATATGATAATGCTGCTGGATTTAGTAATTTTACTGCACCAGGTTCAGATCGTCTAAAAATATCCTTGGTTCTTACAAAAAAACCTGTAACTGATTTCAATGATGAGAACTTTATTGAATTATTGAGAGCAGAAGAAGGGGTAATCACAAACTTAAAAAATAATACTGTATATAATGAGTTGGCAAAGGAGTTTGCACGTCGTACCTTTGATGAAAGTGGTAATTATTATGTCAAAAAATTTGATCTTGAAGCGAAAGAAACCTTGAATGACAGGTATTCAACCTTTGGTCAATACACCACTTCACAAATCACACAGTCTGGTAATGTTCCATCTAGAGATTTATTCACAATACGTATAGGTCCTGGTTCAGCATATGTAAAAGGATTTGAAACTCTGGTTCAGGGAAATAGATTTCTTGACGTTCTAAAACCTAGAACAATCAAGAAACATGAATCAAGAGCAGTTCCATTTAAGGCAGGTAATAACATAAGAGTCAACAATGTATTAGGTGGAGCACATATAAAGATTGATACCACAGATACAATTGAACTTAGAGATCAAAGATTAGCATCAAGTAAATCTTCTGCAGTGGGTAACGTAATTGGAAGAGCAAGAGTATATGATTTCAAATTACAAAACCTTGGATACTCTGGAAATGATACTGCGTTTGATCTTTTCTTATATGATATTGTAACTGATACAAATCTCACAATAAATCAAAGTATTACACAGGCAGTGCCAGCTTTGATTGAAGGATCTAGATCTGGTGCTAGAGGGATGTTAAAAACATCTGCATCAGGAACAACCTCACTTAGTCTTGAAGAAACTGCGGGACAGTTTTTAGTAGATGAGCAAATAATTATCAATGGTGTTACCAAAGGTTTTGTAATTACATCTGTAAATGAATTTGATTTATCTGATATAAAATCTGTAAGATCCACTGGTGGTGGTAGAACATTCACTGCTGATGTTTTACTAGAAGAGAAAACAAATTTTGGTGCTACAGGATTTTCGATCAGTGGTGTATCTAGTGGTATTAGCACATTATCATCTGGTTCAGGTGGGTGGGCGAAAAACTTAAAAGTAAATGATATTATATCATACAATCAAAGTGGTGTAAGTTTACCTGTATTCCACAAAGTTACAGCTGTTTCTGCCAGTGGTTTATCGGCAACTCTTGATGATGTTGCTGATGTGTCTGATGTATGTGACGGTACACTACCAACAGGTGATATAACTGTAAGTGGTGTGAAAGTTATCGCTGGTAAAATTAGGGATTCAAAGAATGGATTCTTATCTGCTGAGATGCCACACAGTTATGTGGAGTCAGTAGACTTTACCAATTCAACTTTATTTTCTCGTGAAGAAATTGTAAATCAATCATCAGATAGTGGTGGAACATTAGATTTACCCACATTAGTAGGCACAGATGACATATATGCAGCGTTTGATGAAGAAAGATACACAATAATATACAACGATGGTACTATAGAACCACTTACAGATGATCAATTCACACTTACTAATGGTGGTAAAGGTGCAACTATATCAGGTTTGACAGCAAGTCAAAGTGGTAATGTTGATGTGCATGTAACTAAACAAAAATCTAAGGTAACATCCAAATCTAAAATTCTTAATAAGTCACAGGCTATAATTGTAACCGGATCAAACAAAACAAACTCTGCTGGAGTAGGTGATGGACTGACCACAAACGCTGTATACGGTAAGAGAGTACAGGATAGAGAAATATCGCTTGATAATCCTGACGTCGTGGAGGTTCAAGCAGTGTTTGAATCTTCAGGAACTGGTGCTCCTACTGTACCATCAATAACAATGGCATCTTTTACAGGTCCTAACAATGATAATAGTGATATTATAGTTGGAGAGGTTGGTGTAGGTAAGAGTTCTGGTGCTGCTGCGTACGTTCTAGCACGTTCTGGGACTAATAAGGTAGAAATATGTACAAAGAACGCTAACTCCTTCCTAGAGACCGAGGAGATACGTTTTGAGACGAGTGGTGTGGAGGCGAATATCTCGGTAATAAGTGCAGGTGATCCTAATATACGAGCAAACTTTGTTTTAGATAATGGTCAGAGAGAGGAGTATTATGACTTTGGACGTTTAGTTAGAAAACAAAATGCTCCTGAACCACAAGGTCAATTGAAGATTTACATGGATCTTTATACCATAAACTCAGATGATTCTGGTGATCTTGTTACTGCGTCTTCATACAATAAGTCTGAATATGATACAGTCCCATCCATCGCAAACGTAAGAAATACAGATATTATTGATCTTCGTCCTAGAGTGGCACCATATAGTGGTTCAAGATCACCGTTTGAATTTGCTTCAAGAAACTTTAGTGGCACAGGACAATCTGCTGTCATCTTAGCAACTGATGAAAATGTTACTTTTGACTATAGCAGTTATCTTGGCAGAAAAGATAGGTTATATTTGACTCCTAATAGTGACTTTATAATGATAGAAGGAACTCCTAGCGAAAATCCAGTCCTTCCTGATGCTAAAACTGATGCTTTCCAAATTGCTGAAGTTACTATGAAACCATACGTGTATAATGCAAGAGATGAAGTTGAGATAAACTTCAAGGCTAATAGACGTTATACGATGAAAGATATTGGAGTTTTAGAAGATAGAATTGAAACATTAGAAGAAGTCACATCTTTGTCATTACTTGAGACTAAAACATCTTCATTGGTAATAAAAGATCCAGTCACAGGATTGGATAGATTCAAAAATGGATTTGTTGTAGATCCATTCAATAACTTTGATGTTACTGATAAAACACAGACAGAAATAAAATTTGAAGTTGAGAATGGTAAACTTCAAGCGAAAAAATATAGAGATGGTATTGATTTATTGATGGGTTCTAATACTGTTGTTGGTCTTACAGGTGCACCTGATCCAACAGTGGATCCACGTTTTGCAGAAGATCTTGGATCACCAAACTTAAAAAAATCAGGAAATTTAGTTACACTTGCTTATGATGTTGTAGATGATAGGGAACAACCATTTGCCACCAGACTTGAAAGTATCAACCCATATATGTACAGGGATTGGAATGGACAAACACGTCTTGATCCTGAAGATGATGTTTACATTGAAAGATTTCAAATAACAATTGTAGAAGGTGAAGGTTTTGCTAATGACTTCTATTCAGAAACTGAACCACAACCATTTGTACGTGAGCAGAATATTGAGTTTACTGTAACAAGATTAAAACCAGATACAAGACATTACACTTATTTTTCTGGCACTGACATGATTGGTGAAAACAAATACACCATTCCCAAATTGCTTGAAGTGACTCCTGTAAGTGGATCATTTGAAGTAGGAGAAACTGTCAGAGGATTATCAGTATCAACTCAAAATACATCTCAAGGAGAGGACTTAAGATTTAGATTATGTACTCCAAATCATAAGGCAGGACCTTTTGCAAATCCTGCAATCATCTATGACATAAACCCATACAGTCCTAACGTTGGTCTATCATCATCATACTCAGAGACATCAACAGTATTAAATGTGGACACTGCATCACTAAATCAAAAATCTGATGGAAACTTCTTCGGATTTGCCACCATCAATATGACATTGGTTGGTGAGACCAGTGGAGCACAAG